AGATTTAGATAAGACACCATACAAAGGATTATCAAGTAAAACTGGTAAGTATGTGCCTACTGGAATAACCACAGTAGATAACGCTATAAATGATTTAGCACCTGGATGCGTAACTTTGATTACTGGTAGAAGTAACGGAGGTAAAACCACATTTACTAAACAAATAATGGCTAATGCTATTGATAAAAACAATAAAGTTTATTTGATTAGTGGTGAAGGTGACCAAGAAATGCTAATAAACGAGTTGTACCAATGTGTAATAGGTAAAGACAGTTCCGCTTATGATGCTATCAAAATTAATAAAAGGTATCACAAGGAGCCTAAGAAAGAGGTTTTAACTGCTATAAGAGAATGGCACAAAGGGAAGTTTACTTTATTTAATAAAGGTGAATCTAAACTTAAAACCATAGACCAGTTATTCAAAATGGTGGAAACTGAAATAAAATTCAACAAGTTTGACTTAGTAGTAATAGATAATCTTATGAGTATCTTATCGACACAAGCAAGTGAGAAACTAGAAGCACAAGCCGACTTTGCTCAAAGATGCCATGATTTAGCTAAAAACTACAACACACATATAATCTTAGTATTGCATCCTAACAAGACATATAAAAAGGGTGACGATATGGACTTTGAACAAATAAGCGGTTCAAGTGATATTGCAAATAAAGCTGATAATATAATCAGTGTTATAAGAGAGTATGAGCAAGAAGAAATAGACCAAGGTATAAACGGAAAGATATGCGTATTAAAAAATAGATATTATTCTGATTTACCTAAATGCAATATCCACTTTCAAAAGGAAACTGGCTTGTTATTAGAAATAAATGAACAAACAAATAAAGCTGAATCTTATAATTTCACATGGAAAAAGTATTTAGATGCTAAAAAGAAAATGGTTTTAAATCCTAATTACTCTACAGAAATTGAGGAGGTCGAGGGAGAATGTCCATTTTAGATTTTAAGCAAAAATACAATAGTTTATTAGCAAGAGAAAAGAAAGCAGAATTATTCCTAGAGGATTTTAAAGTTTCACAAGCTGATAAAGATAAATGGATGCCAAAATTCGTAGAAATAACAGAGCAATTAAGTTTGCTTATGAGAGAATATAAAAATACTACTGGAACAGAAATGACAGATATTGAAGTATTACAAGGTTTTAAGGTTGCTTGATGCAGCTTTAACCTTGTACTTTAGCAAATATGCAGACAAGGGCAACCAACAGTTAGAAAGACTAATACAAATATTAATGATAGTGAGGGGGAAATAAAATGAATAGAGAAATAAAGTTTGGATATTGGAGCCATGGAACAATGAGATATATAACAACTCCCGATGGTTTTAAATGGTTCGGTGGGGAAAATGGACTTGAAAGAACATTAACATCATGTAAATTGATGCAATATACTGGCATGAATGACAAGAACGGAATTGAGATATATGAAGGTGATATCGTTAAATATGGTAGTCAAATAGGAGAAGTAATATGGGATAAGTTTTGTTGGAATATAAAAGATTTTTATGAATCTTGTTATGATTGTCCATCATTAGCATTTAGTGAATGTTTGAGTTGTGAAGTAATCGGTAATATACACGCGAATAAAGAACTTTTAACCTAAAGCATACAAATACACTAACAAACACTAATCATTCAATGGCGGAGAGATTAGAGGGGTATAGAGGGATAGAAAAGGAGATAGTACGGAATATGATTATATTGTGAACTATTGAAAGGAGAAAATTATATTGATAAATAAACTTACAGATTTAAAAGGATGTTTAAAAAATAATGAAGTTTGTTTTTACTGTTTAGGACAAACAGAGAAGTTTCCAACAAGTGTTAGATGTTCACTAGGTAATGAATGTAGTCGTGGAGAGTGTTGTTTCCATAAAACAAAAGAGCAGTTATCAAAAGAAATGTTTAGAATTTAGCTGCACAATACAAGAATAGTGCGAAAGGAGAAATTTATGTGGGAAAAGTATTTATTAGCTTGGACAATAGGTTTATACATGGGTACACATCTTAAAAAAATAATTGATAAGTGTATGGACAAATTAAAGTAGTTAGGTATTTCAAAAACAACACGACAAAACCTCTAAGAAATTAGGGGTTTATTTTTATGCAAAATTAAATAAATAGTAACAAAACTACTCACATTTACATACTATAAACAAAGCAATAGAAAGGACTTAACATGAATTTGAAAGTAAGTGTAAGTTTCTGCAATAACGATAAAGACTATGAAGTGTATCAATATCTACAAACCAAAAGAGACAAAAGCAATTATATAAAAGAACTTATTGAAAATGATATGTTAAAACAAACCCTTATACAAACAAAAAACAACTCCACTCCAGGTGGCAATCTCACAAACAGTTAATAACAATATCATATATAACAACTCCTTTTATTTAAGTATACCCTACTCTTTAATAATTATTCGGGGGCATCAATGTTTGAATTTGTAATGATACAGAAACTCTTATATTTAGCTATGTGCGTACCTTTAATTGATTTAGCACTAATACTAAGGAAAACTAAATACCAACTGGCTACGTCGCGATTAGGCACCAATAAAGACATGGGAAGACTAAGAGGAACGGATGGATTAATTTTAAGTAAAAAATTACAATTGAATTTCAAAAAAACTTTAGAGGGTGTATGTGTCATTGCTCCAACAGGCGAAGGGAAAACAAGTTGTTTGGCACTACCTAACCTTTTAAGTAATCATTTACCTAAGTGTAGTTTAGTTATATCAGACCCAAAAGGGGAACAATTTAATTTAACGTCAGAATACCAAAGAAGTATAGGCAGAGAACCTATTCTATTCGAGCCTTTAGGAAACCATGCAAAATATAATCCTCTTGAATATTGTACGGATTTTACAGAAGTTAGAAATTTAGCTAATAATCTTATAATTAATGGTGGTTCGGGTAAAAGTGGAGAATATTTTGAAAGTAGTGGAGTACCTTTATTTACAAGTGCATTATTACAGAATAAAAGTATATCCCAGGCGGTAAAGTTTTTAATAAATTCAACACCTATAGAACTTATTGATACTTTAGGTAATTCTAAAAATGAAGATGTAAAAGAACAATTTAGAATATTTATGAAAAGTGCGGAATCACCAAAGACTATGGGAAGTATATTAAGTACACTTTTAACGTCACTACAACTCTTTACAGACCATAACCTTATAGTTAGTACCTCTAGTAGTTCCTTTGCTCCTGCAGACCTAAGAGAACGACCTATAGCGTTATTTATCAAATATGATGTGAGTAAAAGTAATTACTTATCACCATTTTTAAGTGTATTTTTTAGCCAATTAATAGAAAAGATTATGTATAGTAAAGGATTGCCAGTGTTTTTTATTCTTGATGAGTTCCAAAATTTAGGCCGTGTACCGAATTTTGAAAATGTAGTTGCTACTGGAAGAAGTGAAGAAGTAGGCTTTATGGTATGTATACAGAATATTTCTAAATTATATGACATTTACGGAAAGAATAATACAACTACAATATTGAATAATTTAAAAGTAAAGTGCGTGTTACCGAGTTTATCAGATTTAGAAGCCTTAAACTATTTATCTAATCTATGTGGTGATAAAGACGTAAAAACAGAAAGTATAACGGGTGATAAAAAAACTCATTCCACAACTACGAAACGATTACTTGTAGCAGATGAGATAAGAAGGATTGACGATAACCGACTTTTAATAATTCCTCATAACAAATTTCCTTTTTTAGACGACCAAAATTATTACAAGCAACTTAAATATTTTAACAACATCATCACAAAACCAGAGTAAGTTCTAGTTATCTTAGGTTATCAATAATTATAGGGGGATATTATGTCTTGGGATGATTTTAAATCTATGCCAGATAAGACCAAAGATGTTACTTTTAGAAGTTCAAATTCAAAGCATTTTTACGCAATTTTAAGGTTTGGAAAAAAGTATAAAAATGTAGAAGGTGGAAAGAATTTAGCAATGATGGCAATAAAAGTTTTTCAAAAACACATGGAAAGAGAAATAGAAGTTTTAAACGCTGATACTAAAATACAAAATGAGATTCTTATAGGAGATAAAAACATTTATGATAATGTCATAGAGCATATAAAAGATGTTAAACTTCATAAAAATACAGTAATAGGGAGAGAAATTCTTCAAACGGCTTCACCAGATTTTTTCTTGAACATGATGCCAAAGGATCTGGAAAGGTGGAAAGCTGATAACATGAAGTGGCTGTGTGATAACTTCGGTGAAAATTGTTTGTATTCAGTTCTTCATAAGGATGAAAAAACGTGGCATATTCATAGTTTGATAGTTCCTAAGTTCATAGATAAAAAAGGCAATGAGATACTATCTAATACACGTTATTTTGATGGACTAGGAAGGTTTGCAGAGTACCAAACTAATTATGCCTTACACATGCAACAATACTTTAAATGCCTTAATAGAGGGGTTAAACACTCCAAGGCAAAACACCTTAGTATTAAACAATATTACACCTTAATAAATCAAAACCTCAACGAAAAAGATATATCCCAAGTTTTAGCCAAAGCCAAAAACTCCGAACTCTTAGAAATCAAAATAAAAGCAATAGAAAAAACCTTACAAGTCTACAAAAATTACAACTCCAAAAATGAAAGAATGAAAGAAACCGCCATACTGGAATCTAAAGGACTATTAAAAGAAATTGAAAAATTAAAAGGCGAGAAAGAAACTTATAAAGAAGCTATTAGTTATATAAGCCAAGTCTATAAAGTACCTCAATATGTGGTCAATGAGTGTGTAAGAGAAGTAGAACACATCAATGAAAGGGAGAAGTAAAATGGACGTAGCATTGAGGTTAGAAAGCCTATACCACGAAATAATGCTAGAACAATGCAAGACAGAAGAAGCTAGACAATGGGAGGTAGCAAGGCATAATATCATGGCTGAAAGTATAAGGGATAGTTGTAATTATTACGCACTAAGAAACTGCAATAAAGAGTATGAGAATGAGAGGTAGAAATACTTCTCTTTTTATTTTAAATTACTATTGAAATGATATCATATTAGTAGTATAATAATATTAAGGAGTTGATGAAATGGCTAACATATTATTGAGAATAAGTGATGAAGATAAAAAGGCAATAGAAGAACTGGCGAAGAAAAACAAAAGGTCTTTAAATAGTGAAATACTGATGGCTATATATGATTATGTTAAAAATAATGAGGAGGTAGTTAATAACGGAAACTAAATATTGTTGTAAATGCAAACAAGAATTGCTAATTGAAAACTTCAGCAAGGACAGTAGCACTAAAAGTGGACTAAATACAAGTTGTAAAAAATGTAGCGATGCATATAACAAAGAATATAGAATTATAAATAAAAAGAAACTAGCTAAAAAGGCCCAAGAATATTATATAGAGAAT